CATGTTTGTTTTTGACGGAATGCTTTATTGTGAAGCAGCCCCTGCAGATGGTGTAGTATGCGACGAAGAAGCAGCTATAAAGTTTCTTGATAACACACCATTTGAGATAGCATAATAGTTATACAGAATGGTGAACACCATTCCAAAACCCATTACTTAACAAGCCCACTAAATATACATAACAAGGATAGTTATCTATGACAGGTCGTGTAAAAGGGTTTAAGTGCTCAGAAAAAACAAAAGCTAGGATGCGCGAAATACAGCAAACGCAAACCCAGTACCATAGCCCAGAAGCTAGAGACGCGAAGCGAAAAGCTGTAAACACATATTACGCCAGAGTCTACAAAATAATGGAAGAGAATCCGGGAATGACGTTCTCCGAAGCAAGAGAAATTTACAAGGAAGAACAAGCACAATGGGAGTAACTAGGGGCGATAAAACATTTATAAGAAATCAAATCACTACCATACTGCATATAGAGCAATACTTTCAACTACCTTACAATGACCCAGCAGCTTTTGAGGATGCTATAATTCAGGTGTTTGAGAAAGCAGAACACTTTGAGTGCTTATGGTATTTTGAGAAATGGATTCCATTTGAATTACATCGCTACATTCTTAAAAGAGGCCCACGCAAATTATGTGAAGGTACTAAACCTGTACAACTAAAACATCTTAATAGGCGCCAACGAAAAGGTATTGCACTACCTCCCACCTTCTGTATAAGACCTAAGCATATGTATAATGCAGACACCGCTTACAACCCCTAAAACTGACGGTTTTTAACGTAAATTTACAACTAAAGAAAGAAATGGATAGTATGGCAGCGACCATAAATAAAAAGGAAATAAAACAATGATTTGGATAGTTATAGAGGCAGGAAGCCCTAGCTTATTCTCCTATTTACATCAAGTAAGTGAAGACCACAAGTTCTTTAATATGGGCAATAAGTACGAACAGGCCTTCCTAATTGAGAAAGAATTACTAATGGATATAACTATAAGGGATATGAATACAAGAGCTTATGAAGTTGATCCTTGGCTGTTAGTTGATTGTTCGGATATAGTTATGATACTTAATGAACTACTAGAAGATGGTAGATACAGAGCACTTAAGCACAGACGAGTAAGACTAGATAATGCTCTGTACCAACGGAGCAGTAATGGGCAATGAGGAATGGTTTACAGTTAGCACCGAAGACCATAACCTAAGAGTTTGGCTCAGGGCTGTAAGTAATGGAGTAATGTATGCAGGCGCTGATGGTTTTTACACACCAGCATATTTGTTAACAGGTGAACTACAAATGGCAGCTAAGTTAAAAGCTACATGTGATACAACCTTACACTTAGTACACCATAATAACTTAATAGAGGCACACGTAGTAATAGATAGACTTCAATCAATGGGTAATATTTTTGGAGGGTTAGGGCAATCCAAGTTTGCGCAACAACAACTACTCCAGCAAACAGCCTACAAGCAAGCCCAGCAACACTACCAGCAAGGAAGGAGCGCAGGATTGGCAAACAGCTTATTAGGAGCTAATCCTTTTAACTGATAAATACACTTATGAAAAGATCAACAAAGCGAAACCCAGTTTATCAGATTAACAATGATGATTTTTGGGGTATGAAAATAGGCGATAAGACCGCCGCACGTTACAAGTTTAGAGCTACAGGCAGAGACGAAATAGAAGGAATGTTATGCTTCTTACACCGAACTAAGAGACAAGCTATAGCTAAAGAAGCTAGGCGTATGCTCAAAAAGGATGTATCTGTACAAGAAGTGCGTGAATATATAGATAATGAAACCTATCAGTTAGAGCATACCCTCCTAAATCCGCTACACACGATGGTTTATTGTTCACACAAGTTTATGATGGCAGGCGACTGGAAAGAAGCGGCTGCAATTGCAAAGACACTTGCGGAATATACCCACTCAAAAGCACCGACAGAAATCGTTTCAGACATTACAGAACACACATACTCATCACAAGACTTAGACGCAAAATTGGCACAGCTCACATCCGACTTGTCACTAATACAAGACCAAGATTCAGAATAATCACACAAGGAAGTTACAAATGTTAAGATACAGATTTTATAAAGGAAGTAAAGGTTTCGAAGCCAATACAGTTGAAGAAGCAGCAGCAAAGCTCTGTATACTAGAATCTTCAGTACAGAATTTCTTCAGTCGCAATAAAAAAGGCAATCTTACGCTACAAGGTTATAAGTGCGAAGATCGAGGTGCGGCTATTGAAGAAGCCAAACTAGCAGCACTAGAAGAGAAGATTCGTAAAGAAGCTTATGAACAAGCTAAATCAGATTTAGCAGAAGCTGGTGCTGGAGTTGGACAGGTTAAGGCCCCAGTAAAGCGTAAACCAAAAGCTGTAGGTTCTTAATGGTTAAGTCGACCGTTTATAGTAACGGTGATCTTGAATATTATGATGAACAAAGCAAGTTACACAACTTAGAAGGCAAACCAGCAGTTGTGAACAAAACCGGCTTAAAGCAGTGGTATGAACACGGTGAACTTATAAACCAAACAACAAATGAAGAGGAATGGCTAAATTTAGGGACTTGGTTTCTCCGTTGATTGGTCATTTCAAAACCACGGCCTAGTAAACATGGGGGCTAGAGCACCGGTTTTAACCACGTTTTCCCAGAGAAAACAGGGGTCGCTACTACGGTAGCGGGTAGGTTTGTAAGGTGTTAAAAAGGCGCTAAACCGCCTTTTTTGAGCAGTCTCAAAACTAAAGTAAAAGGAATTAATGAGAATAGTACTACCTAAAACTATTGGCAACCTAATCCCAATAATTAACTCACTACCTTACGATAAGAAACTTGAGGTAGTTGAAGCACTTGACGAATACTACGAGCATAAACGCACCCATAAGTTATGGTATGCGGATTTCGACCCTGCCTTTATAGATTTCTTTACCAAAGGAAAGAAGGAAAGAGTTAGAGGTGTAGTGGCAGCAAACAGAGTAGGTAAGACTCTGAGCGCAACTTTTGAAGTGGCGTGTCACCTTACAGGCATCTATCCAACTAAAGAAACACACGGCTGGGACTGGACTGGACTTGAATACAAACAAGGTATAGACTGTTTTGTCTTAGGTGTAACTTCTGAATCAATTCATTCTCCGGGCAACTTAAAAGACTTACTATTTGGCGAAGCTAATGAACTAGGTACGGGATGGATTCCTTTGAATTGCATAGAATCAGTATCTTTTGTGAATGAAGGTAAAGGTATTATAAAAGAAGCTGTCATTAAGCACAAGTCAGGCAGTAAGTCCACTTTAGGTTTTCGAGTTTATAGTCAAGGGATGGCTGTACTAATGGGATCATCTTTAGATTTATTCCTAGTTGATGAAGCCCCACGCGATGAAACCATATTCCCCCAGCTTATGACACGTATCCAAAAGTGCAAAAGCAAACAAGGCCGTGCCATATTCGCCGCTACACCAGAAAATGGTCTTGATCCACTAGTATCCCAGTTTTATAATGAAGAAGGCCAATACCGTTCAGGCTTCTGCCCTATTACTGTTTACGATGTAAGTCATATAAGTGCAGCAGATATAGAACGGATGAAAGCCGATTATCCGATACATCAACACTCAATGAGACTACTAGGTCAACCTATTTTGGGCTCAGGAGCAATTTATCCGACTGTACAAGAAGAATACATTTATTCAGATATAGAACTAGAAGATCACTGGAAGGTAGTTACTGCACTTGACTTCGGTTGGTCGCATCCAGCAGCAGTTGTTTCAGTCGCTTGGAACCCTGATGATGATATGATCTATGTATTTAGAGCAAAGAAGAAATCGGAGTGGGAAATACCTTACATGGCTGCTTACATTAATACAATAGGCACCGGTTATACAGTTATATTCCCGCATGATGGTGCAAACAGCACACAAGCTGGTGGCGGTATAGAACTTGCTAAACAGTTTAGCGATGCGGGTTGTAATATGAATGGTGAGAGATTTCACAACCCTGTAAGCGATGATGGTAAGAAAGGCAATGGCGTCGAGGTTGGCTTATCAACTATAAGGGTCTTACTAAAAGGTGGTAGGCTTAAAGTACATAGCTCACTAACTGATTTATTAGGCGAAATGGCCACTTATCATTACGACCCCAAAACCCTAAAACCCCATAAAGTAAACGACGATGCTGTAGATGCAATGCGTTATGCTGTAATGAGTGTAAAGCAATACGGACAATCAAAGAACGACGTGGCACAAATAGGCACTGATGTGGATTGGCAATGTTACGTAGGCGATGATGACGATTATTAATAAATACAGTACTGAGACCTAGTTCAATAAAACCTAAAAGTAAGCAACAGGCCAGAATACAAGGATGTAATAAAATGGATAAGAATAAGTTAACCGATGAGGAAATAACCGCATCAATATCATCAGCAATCAGTATGTCAGACGACTGGCAGAACAGTCAGTTAAGTGGGCAAAGATCCGATGCTTATGATCTATACTTCGGTTCAACCCCGAAACAGTCAACTAGAGGTCGAAGTACTTACGTTAGTTTAGACGTAATGGACTCTACCGAATCACTAAAAGCTTCACTTTTAAATGTATTTGCAGGTGAACGCGCAGTAGTTAAGTTTGAACAACTACACTTACAGGACAAAGAACAAGTAGACCAAGCAAACCAAGCCCTTGACTTTGTTATAAATGCCCAAAACGACCAGTACAAAATACACCATGACACAATACACGACGGCTTACTAAGCAAGTTAGGTGTTACAAAAACCTATTATCAAGTAGACCGAACATCATTTGATATGCCTTTTGAAGGTAGCAGAGATCAACTTGATATGATGCTTGCTGAAGACGAAGACTTAGAAGTTAAAGAAGAAATAGAGTCGGAAGAAATTACACAAGTGCAGCCTATTCCCGGCACTGAGTTCGGGATACAACAAGATTTGGAAATGGTTAAGGCTACACTAACAAAGTACTACGATGACCACCAAATTAAAATAGACCCACTACCTCCAGAAGAATTCCTTATAGATGAACGTGCCACCACTTGCGAAGATGCAGTATTTACATGCCATCAACGTGAAGTTACATTGAGTGAGTTACGCGAAATGGGATTTGATGAAGATAAAGTTGAAGAAGCAGGAGTTGGGCAGTCAGATACTAAAATGAGTACTGATTATGAACGTATATCCAGAAATCAATACGATAGTAAAGGCACGTTCAGCACAACTACACCTATTGCAGACGAGTCCATGGCTTATTTGACCTTATATGAAGCTTACTTACAAGCAGATTATGAAGGTACAGGTATTGCTACAATGCGTCAGGTGTTTGTAGTAAATGATGTTATATTAGAAATGACCGATGTTGACCGTAATCCGTTTCATGGGTTCGTTCCTTATCCGCTAAGTCACAAGTTACATGGTCAAAGTGTAGCTGATAGATTAGGTCCTGTTCAGGTCAATAAGACCAAACTTACTAGAGCTATTCTTGATAATGCTGAGCTTAATAACAACACTAGATTTATTGCTAATGTATCACAACTGCTAAACCCGCGAGAACTTACAGACACTAGATTTGGTGGCGTTGTAAGAGCAAAAGGCAACCCAGCTAGTGTAGTTGGTGAACTAGCTAAACCACAACTATCACAGCAAACCTTCCCAACTTTACAACTACTTGATACTGAAAAAGAAAGTAGAGTGGGAATGAATAGGTTAAGTCAAGGACTTAACGAAGATGCCCTAAAGCCCGGCAATGCAGCACGTAAAGTAGATCAAATGCTTAGTGTAAGCCAGCAACGCCAGAAAGTTATGGCAAGGCAGTACGGAAACTACTGGAAGAAGGTAGTTGAACATACCTATGAACTTGTTGTCGCGAATTATCCTTACTTAGAGATTCCTAATCCAACAGGCCAGCCTATTATGCTTGACCCACAAAATTGGAAGAGTAACCGTATTGCAGTTATTTCAGAGAGTTTGGCGTTTGGTGAGTCAGAAGCAAAAGCACAACAACTATTACAGTTTAACTCCATGTTAAGTGCAGACCCTGACGCTAAAGAGATGTACACACCCCAGAACAAGTATGATTTGTTCGAAGAAGCTTTTGATCTATTAGGGTTTGTGTCTCCTTACTTAACAGAAGTTGATCCGAATAAACCTAGTCCAACACAACAAGCACAATTACAGATGCAACAACAAGCACAACAACAAGAAGCTCAAAGGTTACAGTTGCAAATGCAACAACTCCAACTTGCACAAAGCGAACTCCAACTTAAGAGTAAGAAGATTGATAATGATCTAGCACTTGCTCAAGAGAAACTCAAGTTAGAGTCTATGGATAATGCGGATACGCAAGAACTTAATGAAGAAAAGGCTAGACTTGACTCATTGTATAAAGCCGATCAAATAGAACTAGACCGTGCAAGACTTGCACTTGACAGACAAATGGCTGAAGTGGAATCAATAATAGAACTACAACAAGGAAGAGCGGCAACTATAGGCAACTAAGCCTTTTAGCGGCTGTTAGGGTCGCTAATTGCTAAATATACATATGCAAGATAAACCATCTATTAGATTAGCTAAGTTAACGGTACAGAGAAAGCACATAGATATACGTATTGCTCAATTGCAGCAAATAGTATATGTAAGTAACCACCCAGAGCAGTTTTCAGGGGCACTAGTCCAAACTGCTTTGTGTGACGATTTGAACATGGATTATAATAGGTGGGATGGTTTATGGAAACAGGAGATGGATAGGCGAGGGTTAAACTCTGACACCTATTTAAACGGAGTATGGAACAGAATTGAAAAGAAATCTTAAATGGAGTTACGAAAATGAACAACCAATTTGACAGAGAAACACAAGCTATTGTAAAAGGCGAGAACTTTGGTGCCTTGCTTACAAGTGACTTGTTTCAAGACGGAATAGAAGAAGCTAAGCAGAGATTGTTTAACTTGTTTGGTGAGACTTGCGAAGATCAAACACTAGAGCGTGAGAATATTTATTGGGTTATGAAGGCTTTAGACGCGATTAGAAATAGCTTAGAAGCTGCATCTAGCGAAAGCGAAATGTTGGCAGACTACCGCGAGAATGAGGTAAATCGGTAATGGCAGACACAACTAACACAGAAGCGCCAGTAGTCGACTGGTCAGATCCAGCATCGGTTGCTACTGCACTAACAGAAGCAGAACTTGCCCTAGATACAGAAGAGGAGTCTGTTGAAGATGAGGAAGAAGTCGAGACCAAAGAGGCCAACGATGTCAGCGACGAGGATACTTCAGATGATGCAGATGCAGATGAAGAGGAAGCGGACAATATCGAAGAGGAAGACTTGGAGGATAATGACTCGGAAACAGAAGACGATGATTTATTCGAGCAAGAAGAAACCAAAGCCGAACTCAGCGATGACACCTTATTAACTGTAAACGATCAAGAAATGACAATACATGAGCTTAAAGAAGGCTTTAAACGTCAAGCAGACTACACCAAAGATAAGCAAGAACTTGCAACATATAAAGAACAAGTGAAAGGTCTTGAACAAGAAGCTATGGTTTACATGACAAAAGGTATTGACAAGTACCAAGCTATGTTAAATGAAGCAAGTAAGATAGATATGGTTAAGCTTGCAGATACAGATCCGCGCAAGTACAGTAGAGTACGTGCCAGCATTGATCAAATTAATGATAAAATTGCAGAAGAAAGCAAAGTGGTACAGGAATGGCACGAGACTTATCAAAAAGAGCTATCAGAACAAACTGAACGCGAAGTAAAAGCGGCAATGCCTATTATTGAAGAAGCTATCCCAGGTTTCAACGAAAAGAAAGGTGGTGAAGTGCTTGCTTATGCATCAAAAATAGGTATGGCGGAAGATAAAGCCAAAGCTATTACAGACCCACACTTTATTATCGCACTTGAGAAAGCTATGCGGTATGATAAAGCTAAGTCGGCAGCTAGTTTGCGTAGACAACCTAAGAAGCAAGGCAAAACAATAAAAGCTAAGTCAACTGCTGATGTAGCACACGTAGAAAGTAAGAAAACTAGAGCTTTACGCGAAGAAATGTCTAATACTAGCAACCCAGAACGTATTGCAGCTATCCTTACTGAGTTACAATTTCAGGGTAAGAAATGAAAGACACTAAAATAGTTTATCATGCTCATAAAAACAATGCCACTTATCGAGGGGCAGAATATTTGCTTACTTTTGAAGAGTGGTATGGGTTATGGGAAAGCTCAGGCAAGTGGGAGCAGAAAGGCGTACGAGGCCATCAGTATGTGTTAGGTAGAAAAGACCCCACTAAACCTTTTGTAGTGGATAATTGTGTTATCCGCACTCAATCAGAGAATATGCAAAGAGCTTCTAAGGGCAAACCTAAGTCTGTTAATACTAAAAGGCTTATGTCTCAAGCAAAACAAGGCAAAGAGAAAACAGAACTACATAAACAGCATATGTCTGAAGGCCAGGCTAAGGCTGCACTTGTTAAAGTTACTTGCGAAAACTGTGGCAAAGTAGTTACGCGACAATGTTATGGTCGCGCACATGGTGACAAATGTAAAAGTTTTTAAGTATAGCTAAATTCCTCCTCCTTTTCTTATAAATAGTACTTGTAAGTTGCGCACATGAATAATCGGCATTCGTCGGACTCGTAATCTCTGCAAAGCTTACAAGTAACAAAGCTTACGCGAACTCGCTCACCCCAGACGAATAATCGCTATCATGGCCCTTCTTAGATCAAGGCGCAATTGGACTCGTCGTTCAGACGAATAACCGCACTCGCGTTATCGGGATATTGATCGCAAAAACCAAACTCATTCAAACAAAACAAACATGGCCTAACAACGGCCAATAAATCTAATATCCCTTGGAGGGAAATAAACATGGCTAAGTATAGCACCTATGAAGTCAAAGGTGAGAAAGAATCCTTTGAGTCCCTAATTTCAAACATCAGCCCGACTGATACCCCATTTTCTGCAATAACATCAGAGAAAACAATTAAAAACAAAACGCACCAATGGCAGGAAGATAGTATTGCCGCAGTTGTATCCGATCCTAAAGTAGAAGGTTGGACAGCCGCAGACACCACTAAAACCCCTACTGTATTGCGTAGTAATATCACTCAGATATTTGGTAAGGATGGTATGGTTACTGATAGTAACGATGCCCAAGACAAATATGGTAGAGCTGAAGAACTAAATTATCAAAAGACACTCGATGTTATGGCTGTAAAGCGTGATATTGAATATGCTTATGTTGGCACAGGCCAAACACAAGTGGTAGGTGATGCATCTACGGCGCGTGAAATGGACGGTATGCAGGCACAGATTGATGTTGGCAACGTAGACTCAGTAGCCGCAGTATTGACAGAAGAAAGAGTACAAGCGCTTGCTGGTATAGTATATGCTGAAGGTGGTGAAATCAACTGCTTAATGGCTAACCCTGTACACGCTAACGTGATTGCTGGTTTCTCAGGCAAAGCTACAGCAACAAACCCTACCAACCAAATTGATAACTTATCAACTAAAACAAATGGTTGGGTAGAAACATACGTAACTCAGCTAGGCCAGGTGCTTAGTGTTAAGTACAACCGATTTATGAAAGCGGACGAGATCCTATTACTGGATACTGCTAAGATTAAGCGATTGAACTTCAGAGCACTAAGAACTGTGGATCTTGCTAAAACTGGTTCTTCAAGCCATTACATGGTTGAAGCAGAATGTTCTCTAATGAACATGAACCAGAAAGCTCATGGTCTTATCACAGGTATCACGTAAAAGAATCTCCTTGAAACTTCGTAACTTCAAAAAGAGACTAAAATGGGGCTGTAAAAGGCCCTATTTTTACAAAGGAGATAGAACATGAATTTCAGTTCAGGCGACATAAGCCGACAAATAAAGAACATGAACGGTCAAGTAGTTGTTGAGCGAACAGAAGACTTTAGCGAAGAAATAGCAGCAGTAAAACAAAAACGCCTTACAGCAACCTTGAAGACAGATGACTCTGCACTAATAGGTCCTTGTGCGTGGATACTACCAAACTCTCTTGCTGAATACTTAACAGCACACGGCATAAACGGGTTCTCTCCTAGCAAAGAAGAATACAACTTTATACATGACTGGCTTAAAGTGAACTTCATTGACTTAATGGTGTTCCCTAATAAGAACTTAAAGCTCGGTAATGGCAAAAAGGCCGTACCAACTAAACTAATGGTAGGGTTTTAATAATGGCCATAACAGATTATAATACACTTGCTCAGAAAGTAGGTGAATACTTAAACAGAACAGACACTGCAACATTGAGTCAAATACCTTTGTTTATAGCAGTGGCAGAATCAAATATATACAGAGACTTACGTGTACCCACTATGGAAGCAAGAGCTACATATGTAATAGGTGACGATACAGACTCAATTCGAGTACCCCACAACTTCTTAAGTTTAAGAAGTATAACAATTCCTGAACAAAACCAAGTAGTTCGCCCTAAAGCATGGAGCGAGTTTACAAGAGAACGGTGCGTGGTGCCAGGTACTCCAGAAGTGTACGCAAGGGATGGCGATACATTCTTCTTTAACCCAGTACCAGCAGCAAATACAGAAATACAAGTGCTCTATTATAGAGTATTTGATGATTTAGACCCGTCAAATGTAGTTGATGATAACGACCCTAGGCCGTTTTTATCTGTGTCTTATGATGCATGGCTTTATGGAGCTTTAGCAGAAGGCGCTACGTTCTTAGGCGATGATAGACTGTCTTTCTTTTTACAAAGATATGAAGGGGCTATACAGTCTATGAATGCAAGCGCAAGCGACCTCGAAATGTCCGGTGCTATGCTTGAAGTCTCAATAAATTCAGATTAGGAGGTAGAACATGGCTAATGGATTTTTCCCGCTTGAAATACAAGTGGAAGTGGACAACACCGAAACGGATGCCGCCACATCAAACAACTCATTCTTTATAAATGGAGGTACCGATTACAAGTATACCACCTATCAAGAAGAGTTGCTAGAAGAATGTAAAGAAGAAGCAGATCGGGCAGAAGATGAAGCAGATCGAGCTAAAGAAGAAGCAGACCGAGCAGAACAAGTAGCTTTAGATTTTGAAGTGGTAACTGACACCACTCCGCAGTTAGGCGGCTTTTTAGATGTAAATGGCTTTGATATAACTAACAGCCAGGCCCTACCTATTGTTATAACTTCTTATGCTGGGCAAAACTTAGTAATAGATGGTTTAAAATATCCAAATGCAGACGGTATAGCAGAACAGGTATTAACTACAGACGGTGCAGGAAACCTTACGTTTGCTAACGTAGTGGCTTCATTCATTGACTTAACAGACACCCCAGTATTTTACGGACTTGATAAAGACTTTGTAACAGTGAATGCTACAAGTGACGCACTCGAGTACAGGGCTTTAAGTGATTATAGTATAACTGAATTGGGTGATGTAGATACTACAGGTATTGCACAAGGCCAAGTACTTATTTGGGATCAAACAAACTCAGTATTTGTGGCTGGAGATGGTGGAGCCGGAGCAGGTAGCAAATACCTATCTCTTAATGTATTAACTGCCGACTTTCCCCCAGTTACAACAGATGGGCAGCTTATAGTTGGTAACAACAACACTATTGCAGATAACGATAAACAAGTAATTGTTGGACAAGATAACGACCTTTATGGTTTTACTTCAGATCATTCTATTGTAATAGGAAATACTAACAAACAAGTGACCACTGGTGTAACAATAGGTACCGGTAACGATGTTGCTGGCGGTGTTACAATTGGGCGGTACAGCAAATTACACCCCGATTTATTAGCCACTAGTAACAACCAGAATGGTAAAATCTTAATTGGTAACAACTTCGATGGCGCTATATCAAACGGTATAACTCGACCTGGCATGCAAGTACTAATAGGGCAATCAGACCAAGACGACCGTTCTGATGTAATGATTAGAACTGATAACAGCTTCTTAGAATTAAATTCGGACCGAGAGTTTAGCACGCCGGGTGGTGTGATCAAGTTGAGTTCCGGTTTTGGGATAGGCGAAGGTGGTGTTCTTGTTGAATTAAACAGGAATAACGGTCGCTTCCGTATGGCTGCAACTAAGGATGATGCTACCGACTTTACTACAATAGGTATTCCTAGCCATGCAGATACAACTGATTTAGATACAACCGAAGGCAACTTATTTTACAACTCCACTAGTAAAGGCCTTTCTTACTACAACGGAACAAGCTGGGATGAGATCACTGTACCCCCAACTGCAACTAAGTGGCTTGCAGCAAATCCATCCACTACTAACGAACCAGTAGAATTAGGTGAAGGTAGTTTTATATTCGGAACGGCTGTCACAACTCCAGACAATACAACACCGGATGTTATAAGTATCGGTGAAAACAACCAAGTTTATCTTGGAGAAGAAGGAGAACACGGGAAGAATATATTTGTAGGTAATGGTAATACCATTAGAGGTGAAGATAGCATTGTTATAGGTAACAATAATGATGCAGGAATTAATGGCGTCTCCACTGATGCCATTATAATCGGCAATAACCTTTATAGAGCAGACGAAAATCAAGTATCTGTTTGGGCTGGTACGGAAACCGGTAATACCATTAGAAGCTCGACTTTCGGAAGCCAAGACGACCACTTGCGACTCGCATACAGCGATATAATGATAAAATCGGGGGGCAGCTATGATGGAATGTCCACAGCGATGGAACCCGGTGTGGCTATTAGTTTTACTAACTATGGTAGTGGAAGTCCTGGAACTATTTCCGGTGGTTTTCAGATAATAAGTCATGACTCAGTAGGGCCCGCGAACGCTAGAATTCAAAACGGCCACTATATTCTACCTTCTTATACACAACAAGAGTTGGAAGATAGCAATGATTTAGGGGAAGTGCTAGTTGTTTGGGGTACAACAGAAGGTAGTTTTGCTTACAACAATACAACACACCGACCAGTGTATAGAGACAACACCTCAACTTTTGTTGATCTAGCAACCATGAACGATGTGAGTAGTGCTGAACCTGGCAGAATATCTAATTTAGATAGCGATTGCTTTGTTAGTGTAGTAGACGTAGAAGATCGAGTTAATATACAAGCAGGACCGAACGATGGTAATATATTCCTATCTCCTAATACGTTTACTAGTTCAACAGCCGGTGTCAATATACAGAACAAAGATGGTGTTGTGCAAGATGCGTTAATTACAACCACTCAATCCATGCAGTTGACTGCCGACTTAGGTCTAACTATACAAGGGTTACAATACCCTGATACGGACGGAACTAATGGCCAGATTTTAACTACAGATGGCGCTGGTGTACTAGTATTTGCTAATGCAAGTGGCGTAACTGAGTTCTCTGCACTAACAGACACCCCTGCAGATTATGTAGGTCACGCAGGTAAAGTGGCTGCGGTTAATGCAACAGAAGATGGAATAGAATACTTAGATATGCTAGACGGAGGCGTTTACTAAGCAACACAATTAGTATAAATACACTATAGATTAGGAGTCATATATATGACACAAAGAATAGTTTTAAAAAGATCAAACGTACCTGGAAAAGTACCCCTTACTACAGATTTAGAATTTGGTGAGATTGCTGTAAATACAGCGGACGGTAGGATGTACGTTAAATACAACGACGGTCCTGACCAGATTGCAGAATTCAAAAATGCCTTAGAGTTACAGAACCTACTAGATGGTAAAGCAGACTTAGTTTCAGGTGCAATAGCTGATAACTTTGCTGCTCTTGACGTAGACGGAAACTTAACAGATTCAGGCTTTAAAGCAAGTGACTTCGCTACCATTGTACACACCCATTTAGAAGTGGATATTACTGACTTAGACAAGTATACACAAGTCGAAGTTGATACCTTATTAAGCGATAAGGCAGAGTTGGTACACACCCATTTAGAAGTAGATATTACTGACTTAGACAAGTATACACAAGTCGAAGTTGACACTAACATTGGTGCAGCTATAAC